GCAATAAGCCAAGTCTCAAGGCGGCCTCGCAGAGCGTCGTCAAAAATGACAATGCTCCTAATGGACGCCACCCGTTGAAACTCGTCTCTCGGTGTCTTGTATTTGGACCATGCCAGATGTGCCACGATACGCCTCTCATCAAAGAGGGGTACCATGTAAGTCTGTCCGGCCATGTTCCGCGGCAAAAACCGAGCGCTAAGAAAGTCAAAGTCTTCGACCGGAATCGTCCCCAGAGATTTAACCTCCAACGCAAAAGCGTCAGCAATCCTGGGGAAGAGTGTCTCCGGAGCAAGCTCCGGACACACAGGGTCAAAACTGTAGTCGTTGTCATCCCCATAAAGTTGGACGGCCATATGTGTATCTATGTCCTGATTAGTCCAAGTGGGGTGCGCATAAACGACTGCGTAGGTGAGGTAAATGGCCATAGCAAGGGTATCGTCGGAGGAGGTGTTAAAACCACCCGTTCCGACCCCTTGCGTCTTAAGCCAAACCTCATCATTTACCAGGCAGAGGGTGTTGATCCAATGTTCATAGAGATCCGCAACCATCTTCCTAGCGATGGGGTTGGAGACTTCATCGTTGTCACCAAGGACAAAATTCTGGCGCATGCGACAAATCGCATGCATAATTGGAGCAAGAATTTTTGAGTCCATGTTGGTGATGTCCGAACAGCCTCCAGCCGGGAAGCGCCGCAACAAGCAATACAAGTAATGCCATTGCAACCCATCCCGGGACATTCCGATTGCGCTCCAGCACCGACCATGAGCATCATAAAGCTGCTGGTTCTGGTGCATAAATAAGCGCATGGCTATGTACTGGAGATCAATTGGGCTGGCTAGGATCCCATGAGGATCTTTGCCAACCTTCCGGATCTCCTCCTTGAGGAAATGGTGCCAAATGCCTTGCCACGGGTTCATGGCAAAAGCGTGGAAGGCCCCTTTAAGCCAGGCAGTTCCCGAATTTTCAAACAATTCCCGTTTAAGGGGAGTCATTATCTTGTAAGGGAAACCCGGCGAAGCAGAGCCCTCCATGGCAGCAATAACCTCTTCGTGAGTAGCCATCGGAGCAACCATTATCCCACGGAACCGCGCCGTGACCAAAGCCACAGCTCGGTCCAACAAATGCGGGACATAGTTGCCGTCAGATAACACCGCAAATCTCGCGAAAACATCTAAGTTCACGCGATCAGAATAAGCCGGTGTCTG